TTGGCTGCACGTGCTTGACGTTGACGGATAGCATTAGGTGTTTGACTCAGACCGCCTCGTTGTCTGCCGCCTGTGTGTGGTTTGGATGCTGGTTGATTACCTTGAGCTTGTTGTCCTTTGCTTAATTCAGCGATCCTAGCATTGACTTTTTGTAACAATGCTTGGCGTTGTTGTGGGTTAAGTCTACTGATATCAGGAAGGTCAGTCGCCGGCTGCGGAGTTGGTTGAACTTTTGGTCGAGCTTTTGGTTGTGGAGTTGGTTGAAGTTTTGGTTGTGGAGTTGGTTGTGTATTAACCGCATCTACACCTTTTTTAATTGCACTTGGTTTTTTAACAGTTGGTTTATCATTAGTTCCTTGAGGATTAGATTTAAATTTATCAAACAATCCCTCTTGGATATTTAGAAATTCGGTGGTTTTCATGCACCAGCACCTCCCATGACCTGTTCTAATTCAGCCTTAAGGGCTTGCAACTGTTCAAGAGTCATGCCGCTGATATCGATATCTTGTTGCTGTGGTTGATCATATAAGCCTTGATTCTTGGCATCGATATATTTGGCAACTTCTCGCTTGATCCATTTAGTCATGCCCACTCTGTCTTCGACATTATCTGGTAGTCCGCCAGCATCAGGTTGTGATTTGCCTCCAGTATACTTGGTAAACCAATCAACAGCATCCTGTGGTCCGATAGGTCTATCTGCTCGTCGAGCAGTGGTCACATATTCTTGCCATTTTTGTAGAGCTTGTGATGTTACATTGTTGATAAGATCTCTTTGTGCGATATCAGCACGTTTACCGGACCAACCAGCCCTAGCACCCTGCATCATGCCGCCTTTGCCGATACCTTTGATAGCACCGCCTATAGCAGATCCAAACTTTTGTAAGCCGGCCCAACCTTGTGGTGTAAAGGCTGCTTCGTCTAAGAATTCACTACTCTTCATCTTTGATTTTCCTAATACCGCGTGAGAATTTACTGGGGTCTTGACCTTTAATAGCGTTTAACAAACGGTTTTCTAATTTGCCAGCAGTTTCAGCATCGTAGTTTTCGCGGATATGTAGGATCAGATTGATAGCGCCATTGATGATATGCGTGGCGCGGGTTTCAAGTAGATTTTCCTTATCTTTATGGATCAGCAGCTCATCTAGCTCTGTGAGTATGCTACGGGTGCGTTTCTGCAAGATTTTACTCCAATTTAGTATATTTATCCAGCTTTAGATATTATTCTGAACTGGATTTAAGACCCGCTAGCATGCTTTTTAATTTACTGCTGTCTACAGTAGCGTTGATCTTAGGAGTGTCTTCTTGTGGATTTACTGTCGAACCTGTTTTAATCTGGCTTAGGATATTGGTTGCGCCTACTCCACGCAAACCACTTTCCTGTGCTTCTTCACCTGGGTCTGTGATACGCAGTGTTTCTAAATCATACTCTAAGTCTACTTTCATACCTACGCCACTTGAACTACGTGTTTTCATAAGTTGTAGTTGATAGCGTCCACGCTCACGCATGGCTCTTGAAGTGAAGATACCAAACACATTATCTGCTGTATTGATCTTTGATAACCCACCCGCGATGTGGCTGTGGTCAAATTCGATTTCTTCTACCGCACCACGATTCAACTGTGACGCTGTGATCATCAATATGTTTAGTTCTTTGGCTAGATTACGCAGTTCTTCTGATACATATTTGTCTTTGACGAACAGGTCATTTGGTGATACTTTAGCACTCACAGGCATGACCAAGTCCAAATAGTCTACCATGATAAAATCTAACTTCTTGCCTGTTTGAATCTGTAATTCTTTAAGATAACTACGTATCTGATTTACGTTTGATTGTGCCGGCATGTATTTGATACGCAGACTACCTGACTTCTTACCAGTCATCTTGACTTTCATTTCTACCGTATCAATTTCTTTGAATACTTCTTTGGTGCTGCAGTTTGCTACCATACTGTCCATACGCATAGCACACAATCCTTCACTCAACTCTAGACTTAGATACACACCGTTAAGTCCTTGTGTGACCCAATTGATACTAATGTTCTGCATGAATAAACTTTTACCTGAACCTGATCCACCTGCAAAGATATTAAGTTCACCGCGGTTCATGCCACCAAACAATCGTTTGTCAAGAGTAGGCCAGCCTGTTGATACCTGTCCGTTATTACTTTTAATCGCCATTAATCTAGCACGGGGATCTTCAAAGTATTCTGTGCCCAAGTCTTTGGTCAAACTTATTTGCACTGCGTCTTTAATAAGTTTTTCTACTGGATCATATTCACCCTTTTCCAGCATGTCTGCGGCTTTAAGGATAGCACGTTCTAGTTCGTTGCGTTTGGTAAAACCTTCAAATTCACTCATAAACCAACTGTAGTGATCTTCTGTTAGGTCTGGTACATGTTTGAGTTCAACTCCTGTAACTGCTAGAACCTGTTCAGCAGTAGGCATGGCTTTATGATCATCTGTGTGAGTTTTGATGAACTTGGCAACATCACGCAACGATCTATCAAAGTTTTCTGGATTATAGATATTAGTTACTCTGGTATAGGCACTAGCGTCCTGTAACATCATTTCTAAAAATAGTTTCTGTAGTTCTGGAGAGTATTCTTTTGTCATATATAGTTAATTATACAGTTTCTTTTTCATAAGTTCAATCTTGAGTTTGCTCGTCTGTTTGCTGTCTAAGATAGTTTTCAGCACAAACAGTCGACCATATTTACATACTGCTTCATTGATGTCCTTGCAGGTTTCTAACCATATAGGAAAGCTAACACTCCAGCCATACTCTATAGCATTGTTAATCATCTTAGCACCAGCACGATCCTTGTCTGCTACTACTATCACTTCTCTGCCCAATGATTCTATAATGTCTGCCTGTGTTTCATTACACTCATTATTTAATACCGCTACACCATCTACACTCATAGCATCAAACGGTCCTTCACAGACAATAACAAACTTGCTGTCTGGCAGTTGGTTATTCATGTTAAACACAAAGTTTGGTTCATAGTGACTCCAGTATTTTGGTTTAACTCCATCTGTAAATGCTCTTGATGTATAACCAATGGTTTTACCTTGCCAGATGCAGGGTATAATTACACGCTGATGTAGGCTGTGTTCAATTGAATCTGTCCAATAAAAATCATATCGGTCATAGTTCATTTTACGACTGTTGGTATAGTCAATCGCTGAATTTAATAAAGATGGAATATTTTCAAAGTTGTTTAATTCGTAGAATGTAAAAAACTGTTGGAAGCTGACAGCACCTTCTGGTAAGTCACGAGCTTTGAACTCAATCCGTTCTTCTTCAGCTTCAGCTTTTACAGCTTCTGGTGCTACCAACTCACGGACACGGATGGCTTCAATTACCAATCGTTTGATGTCTGTGTCATCTGCACCTAACCATTTTAACAGTTTACGGAATTTGAATGTTAAATGTCTGCCTGGTTGGTATGATGCTTTGAAGTTACAGTTAAAACAATGATAGCTGACTGATCCATCTGCGTTAGCAGTCAACCCACCGCGACCACGTGTATCTGCACTTTCACCATTATGATGGCAACAGGGTGCATTAAAGCTGGTCCAACCACTGGGAGTGGTCTTCTTCTTAGCTGGTAAGATTGATCTTATAAAGTCGCTTATGATATTCAGCATATATTACATTATACACTGAACTTTTGGTTAGATCAACCTATATGCCAAACCTTGAACGCAATGCCTGATAGTTTTGATTGATCTGAGTATTACCAAAGGCAGTGTTGTAGATACGGACCGTAGCCAAACGTCCGCCCCAATAATCACCAAGATCCCAACGCCGCATCAACACAATACCAGCTTGTGAACTGGTAGATGAACCCGTGTAGCCAAGGGTGCTGACCTGCGTATTATTTACGAACAGTTTAACTGTTGTGCCATCATAGGTACCCACGATGTGATACCAAGCATTTGATGTCAATGAATAAGCTGGAGTAGCATGCCAGGTACCATCCCAGAATCCATTTTGTAAGCCACCAGAAACATCAACACCAAGGCTAAAGTTAATCCTACTAGTAACCCCAGGATATTGTTCTGTGAGTATACAAGGATCTGCTCCCGTGTTAGTGCCAGTGTAGTAGTGCCAGGCTTCTACCGTCCAGCTTGGTAAATTACCAAAGCTCTGATTTGGGCTGTAAGCATATTGACTGCTGCCAGGCACAAAGTTTAGGTATCCACCATTGTTGCTGCTGAATGTAGGACTACCGCTTAGGGTAAATGATAAGCCGTTAGCAGTATCACGCCAAGTGGTGTTGCCAGAGAAACTTGATGTCAATCCAGCGTCTAGGTTTAACACAAGGTTGGCAGTGACATAAGGTAAACTATCAACTACGTAAGTGCCTTTGAGTGTTACACCCT